TGGGGGCTTTCCTTTTCTGCTAATGTTTGAGTATGTCAAAACCTACGCAAAAACTAAAGGGAACCGTTACCGTCTGGAGCAACTCACCTGGACAAGCAACAGGCTACGGCCAGCAAGCGCAATACCTTGTAGACCGTCTAAAGCGCGATGGGGCCGATGTAGCCGCTTCATCAAACTACGGCCTTGAAGGTGGAATAAGCACCTACAAAACTGCTTATGGTGAAATCCCACACTACCCACGCGGTCTAGACCCATACTCTAATGATGTTGCACCAATGCACCACGCTCATTGGAAGTCACAGAACCCTAACCAGTCCGATGCGCTAATTACTCTTTATGATGTCTGGGTGCTAAAGGGCAAGGCTTGGGATTCAATAAACATTGGCTCTTGGGTTCCTATGGATCACGCTGGGATTACTCCAGGTGTTGAGGCGTGGCTTCGCAAAGACAATGTGACCCCGATTGCTATGGCTCCTAATGGTGTGCGCCTCATGGAATCTAAGGGTATTGAGTGCGAGTATGTGCCTCATGGTATTGATACCAAAATCTTCAAACCAAGTAGCAAGATTCAAGGGCAAGATGTCCGAGAGTACATGGGCCTAAAAGATGAGTTTGTTGTTGGTATGAACGCCGCTAACAAATCTTCTGGGCTTGTCCACCGCAAGTCTTTTTCTGAGAACTTGCTGGCTTTCTCTATTTTCCGCGAGCGCCACAAAGATGCTGTGCTTTATTTGCACACCGAGCCTCTTGGTATTACTGGTGGCTGGAATCTGATTTCTATGCTTCAGGCTTTTGGTATCCCTAAAGAAGCCGTTATGTTTCCACCTCATGTGGATTACAAGTATGGAATGAGCCAGCAGGATTTGGCAGCTCTTTACTCGGCCATGGATGTTTTGCTTGCACCTGGAATGGGTGAAGGCTTTGGGCTTCCAACTGTCGAGGCTCAGGCTTGTGGCACTAGGGTTATTGGTTCTAATTGGGCCGCTACGCCTGATTTGGTTGCTGAAGATTCTTGGCTTGTTGAAGGTCAGCCAACATGGGATGCAGGTCAGAACGCCATTTGGACTATGCCTCTAATCCCTTCGATTGTTGAAGCATTAGAACAGGCTTACAAGGCTGAGCGTGGCCCTAGCAAGATTGCTATGGATTTCGCTAAACAGTTCGATGTTGAAACAGTTTGGGATAAACATTGGATGCCAGTTCTAAAGAAACTACTCAAGTGATTCCAGTTCTGGGATTCTGCACACTAAAGAGGTTTGACCTTGCTAATCGCCTTCTTGATTCTTTGGACTATCCTGTGGAACATCTCGTGGTGGTGGATAATTCAGGAACTCAAGAATGGAACCCTGTCAAACCAGATTTGGTACGGAATATGTGGGTTATTCGTGTGCCTTTTGGTCTTGGACTTGTGGGTGCTTGGAACCTAATAGTCAAGTCCACACCTTACGCACCTTATTGGGTGCTGGTAAATGATGATGCTTATTTTGAACCTGGTGCTTTAGAAATTATTGCTAATGAGGTAGACACTCAAGCTCTAAACTTTGTAGACATTGGCACACTTTGGTCTTGCGTGATTTTTGGCGAAGGCATGGTAGATAAAGTTGGCCTTTATGATGAGCGTTTCTATCCGCTTTACTATGATGACAACGACCTAGAGCGCCGAGTCAATCACGCTGGGGTTCCTATCAAAACCATTCACGCTAAAGTCCATCACGATAATTCCAGCACTCTAAAGGCTGGGTTCCAGCAAGCAAACAATAGATCCTATGTGGCCAACATGAGGCTATTTGATGAGAAGCAATCAGATGGCGATTTCACTCAAGGTGGCTGGACTCTAAAGACTAGAAGGGCAAACCGATGGGATTGAAAGTTTACACAGGCGGCTCATTCGACCTGTTTCACTCGGGCCATGTCCGATTCTTAGAGCGTTGCAACTCTTTGGCTGGCCCAGATGGTGAAGTAGTTGTGTCGCTAAATACAGATGAATTTATCAAGGCCTATAAAGGAAAAGGATTGGTGATGAACTATGAGGAAAGAAAAACTGTCCTTGAGGGATGTCGTTGGGTTAGCTCTGTTGTTCCTAATGTGGGTGGGGCTGATAGCACTATTGCTATTGACTATGTTCAGCCTGACCTAATTGTTATCGGGTCAGACTGGGCTAAGCGCGATTACTATACCCAGATGGGCTTTGACCAAGACTGGCTTGATGAGCGTGGCATTGGGCTTGCTTACATCCCGTACACCAAAGGTATTAGTTCAACAGACATCAAAACTCGGTTGCGGTTCGAGCGGTAGAATTGTCGTATGAGTATTTCACAAGGCTATGCGACTTTAGCGGAAGTTAAGGCCGCGCTTCGCATACAAGATTCGATTGATGATTCTTTGTTGGAGATGGCTATTGAGTCGGCTTCTCGACTTGTAGATGCTTATTGCGCTCGCTCTTTTTACAATGCTGGAACTGCCTCACGCTACTTTGTTGCTGACAATGACTATCTAACAAACATTGATGATGCGGTCACAATTACAGAGGTTGCAACTGACACTTCTGCTGATGGTTCGTTTGACATCATCTGGCAAGCAGATGACTACCAACTAGAACCCCTAAATGGGCGTGTAGACGGCCTTGTATGGCCTTACAACGCCATTAGAGCCATTGGTGATTACACCTTCCCAATCTGGGGTGGCGAAGGCTTAGTAAAGGTCACAGGAACTTGGGGTTTCTCGGCTGTTCCTACCGCAATCAAGCAAGCAACCATTATTCAGTCATCAAGAATCTTCAAGCGCCTAGACTCGCCGCTTGGTGTCCTATCAAGCCCAGACCTCGGATTCATTCGTGTCGGTTCACGCCTTGATCCAGATGTTTCTCAGCTCGTAGATTCGTACAGGATTGTGAAGTTCGCATAGTGGCATCAATCACAGCTATCCGGTCAGGCCTGGCAACTAACCTCGGCACAATTACAGGTCTACGGTCAGGGCCAACGATTCCTGACAATGTAAATCCACCGTATGCAATTATTGCGCCTTCATCGGTGGACTATCACAGGGCTTTCAACAATGCCCTTTCAACTTACAACTTCACTATCACTTTGGTTGTTGGCCGAGTATCAGAGCGAACAGCCCAAAATAATCTTGATGCCTACTGTTCTCCAACGGGAACCAGTAGCATTAGGGTAGCGATTGAATCAGACAAAACTCTTGGTGGTGTTGTCTTTGATACAATAGTTACAGGCATGAGAAACTACGGCTCGGTCACCATCGGCGAGAATACTTATCTTGCCGCTGAATTCGATATCGCTGTGCAAGCAGACTAAACAAAAGGAAAATCACAATGGCAAAAACTGTTGTAACTAGCCGTTATGTGTCAATCGGCACAGCGGATGTATCATCAGCCCTTTCAGGTGCATCTCTTGAGATCACCGTTGAAGAAGTAGACAAGACCTCACTAGGAAGCGCTGGATGGCGCGAAGTAGCAGCAGGCCTAAAGTCTGGTTCTGTAACCCTAAACTTCCAGCAGGACTTTGGTGTTGGCGGAGTAGATGCTTTGCTTTACCCACTAATCGGAACTGAAGCGACTGTAACCATTCGCTCAAGCTCTGCAACTGTATCTGCTACAAACCCTGCTTACTCAGCAGTAGTTCTAATCTCTCAATACACACCAATCAACGGTGCTGTTGGTGACTTGGCTACTTTTGATGTGACCTTCCCAACTGTTGGCGCGGTATCTCGCGCAACCGCATAAGGATAAAAATGAAAATCAACCTACGCGCCCTATTCCTTGATGGCAACAGCAAGGAGATCACCTGCTCCGCTTCAGACCTTGTAAAGTTTGAAGACAAGTTCAACATCTCAGTAAGCCGAATTCAGGAAGAAGTGCGAATCACTCACCTTCTGTTCTTGGCTTGGGCTTCTGAGGTTCGCACCAAATCCACCGCTTTGGATTTTGAGGCTTGGACTGAAACAGTTGAATCTGTTGGAGCGAGTGAACTCGACCCAAAATAGTAGGGCTTGGCGATTCATCAAGTCATTGGTATATCGCCAGCCTCGCTGTTGAAACAGGCATTGCTCCCTCAGCTCTTATGGCCGAGTCAGACAGAATGCTCTGGACTATGGGCAGGTATCTTGTGTACCGCTCGCAACAAATGAATAGATAGAAAGACCCCCGACTACGCATCGGGGGCTTTTCGCTTCTAAGGTAGAATTGAGATTATGGCTAAAGATGATGTTGTGCAGTTTTATGGTGTAAATGAAACCATCAAACTAATGCGCAAGTTTGAGCCTCAAATGCTCAAGGATTTGCGAAGAGACATCCGCCAAATTGCTCAGCCAGCAGTATCAGCAATCAAATCAAACTCGCCAAAAGTTGCACCGCTTTCTGGTATGGCTCACAATGGGCGAACCGCTTACAGCACTCCAAAAGTGACTGTGAACATTACACCGGCTCAACGCGCTAAAGCTTTCGGCTCAACTACTTCTAACCTGGTTGTTATCAACGCCACAGGCTCAGGGAAGGTTTACGGCTTTGACATTGCCGACATGGCAGGTCGAGCCAATCAGGCTGGCAAGTATTCCCAGACTCGCAAGTTTGTGGATCCGCGAACAGGCCAAGTGGTGCGCCGAAGAATTAACGGTCAGGGAGCGAACCTAATTAGGGTTCTAAACTCTCGCGGTGGCCCAGCCTCTCGCTATGTTTACAAAAACATTGAAGATAAACTGCCAGCAATTAGACAACAGGTTGCTCGCTCGCTAGACAGAACTATTGGCGAATTCAACAGAAAGTTGTGGAAAATCTAATGTCAATCAAGGCGATAATTGCAACCCAGTTTGATGCTACTGGTATAAAGAGGGCAGAAAAGGCTTTTGGTGGTCTAAGCAAGTCAATCAAGTCCACAGTTGGAACTCTTGGCCTAACTATTGGTGTGGCTGCCCTTGCCAACTCCCTAAAAGAAGCTTCAAAGGCAGCGGTAGAAGATACTAAGAGTCAAGCACTCCTAGCCAACCAGTTGATGAACAGCGTTGGTGCAACCGATGACCAAATTACAGCGGTTGAGGCTTCGATTAGTGCAATGCAACTTCAGGCCTCCGTTGCGGATGATGTTATCCGACCAGCCTTTGCTCAACTTGCCAGAGCTACTGGAGATGTAACTAAGGCCACCGAACTAACCCAGTTGGCTCTTGATGTGTCTGCTGGAACTGGTCGCGACCTTAGCGCGGTATCTATTGCCCTTTCAAGAGCCTACGCTGGCAATACAGCCTCTCTTTCACGCTTGGGTATCAAGGCTCAAGATGGTGTAAACATCTTTGACCAGTTGAAGCAACAGTTTGCTGGATCAGCAGAAGCAGCCGCTCAGAATGACCCATACCAGCGACTAAACACAATCTTTGGTGAAATCCAAGAACAAATTGGTTTGGCTCTTTTGCCAGAACTAAACAAAATGGCTGACTTCTTTGCCAGTCCTGCTGGCCAGAAAGAACTTGCTGGTTACGCTGCTTTAGTAAAGGAACTTGCTGGTATCTTTATTTTCCTTGGCACAACTGTTGCTGAGTTCTTGGCCGGTTTCCGAGTTGTTGGTGCTGCTTTTGGCAAGTTGTTTAGCGGTGACTTTGCTGGCTTTATTGAGCTAATGAACAGCCGAGGCATGGTTGATGCTTTGGCAAAACTTGACAATATTGGAACTGAAGCTTCCAAGACCGCTAATAACAAAATCACCCTAAATGGCAATTTAGGCACAATTACTCCAACTGGAAGCAAGACAAGTGGCACAGCCAAAAAGACTGCCGCTGAGGTTGCTGCTGAAAAGGCTGCCGCTGCTCTAAAGAAGGCACAGGAAGCCCTAAAGGATTTCCAGAATGGCCTAATTGAACTATCTACTGGCTTTGAACCGCTAACTCAAGCAAGTTCTGATCTAGGTGAGTTCCAGCAAACAGTTGTAGACACCTTCAATGAAATAAACAAGAAAATTGCTGAAGGCATTGCCAACAAGACCATTGGCACTAAAGGCCTTGACTCGCTTCGCACTTTCCTAAAGGCTCAACAGAACCTTCTTGAGGAGAATGCTCGCCAGCGCGACGCCATTATTGCCAAGCGCACACTGGCTGAGGCTCTTTACAATGATGTCAAGTCTGCTCTTTCTGGAACTGGCAACCTTGCCGGACTTCTAGAAACTCAGACTCGCTCAATCACCACCTCAGTCACTAAAGTCATTGACGGATTCTCGGTCACAACTAAGAGAACAGTTGATGAGGTTGTGGGCGGCAATGGAGTTATCAGCAAGCTAAAAGATGTGGTCACTAAGACTAAGGCTTTTGCTGCTCAACTGACAGACTTGAAGGCGCTGGGCCTAAGCCCTGACCTTTTCAAGCAGATTGTTGAGGCTGGCCCAGATGTGGGTGGCCAGTTGGCTAAAGAAATTCTTGCTGGCGGCGCTGATTCTGTCAAGGCTCTAAATGAAACCTTTACCGAGTTAGAAACTGTATCTAAGTCAGTTGCCGAGCAGACCGCTGTTGTGATGTATAACAACGGTGTTGCTGTTGCAGGCGGACTTGTTGAGGGCCTAAAATCTCAAGAGCAGGCTCTTGTAGACGCTGCTAAAGCTTTGGCTGACGCTTTCAACGCTGCCTACCAGGCAAACATTATGGCCCTATCTGTTCCTGAAGCGCCAAGTGTGACACCTAAGGTGACAGCAAAAACAACAGTCATTGCTCCAAAGGTAACCATCAAGGCAACTCCTCAGACTAAGACCGATGCTCAAAAGGCGGTAGCAACCATTAACAAGTATTACGCGGCCAACCCGACAGCAATCAAGCCAAGCGCTAACCCGAATTTCTACGCTCATGCCTGATCAGTTAGTTGAAATCGGTTTTGAACTAGTCCTACCAACTGGGCCATACTTTACCCTTGATGATCCTGTAAAGGGCCAGTTAGATAACACCACTTATACCCTTGCTGGCTTCCAGTATTATGACATCACAAACTATGTGACCAGCATTGAGGTGACTCG